CATACCTGCTCCACAACTGATACCAATTCCAGTATAATCACTATCTTCTAATTCAGAATAACATAATGCTTCAGCTTCATTTACTGATCTAGCATCATACCCAACTTCTGATAATATAGTTTTTACTACATCTTCATGATAGCCTACATCAAAATCATCACCATCTTGATCTACTGGCTGTGCGGGTACACAGAAAACGAGCTTCTCGTCGGGTTCGCTTGCCTGACCCACAACTTCTTTGAGTATGTAAGCTAATATTCTTTTTGCTGATTTTTCTTTTACAGAGACTACTCCTCTATACATAGGACGACGAGCAGTTTCGTTTCGTTCTACTGCCTTCTCTATAGCATCCTTACCTAATATGATAAAAGACCCATCAGTATCCTTGATAAATATTTTTCCTTTCAATCCTTTTTCCACCATTTTGGTAGCAATAGGAGTGGTTGGCTTAATTACATAAAAGGCATCTCTAAAGTCATTAAACTCAATTTTATCCCCATTGTAAGAAGAAGCAACAATAAAACTTGTACCGACATCAAGACCTATCATATTATTTACCTTTCATGCTTTTAAGTTTGTTTACAGAACTAGAAATGTCATTTTTTACACTTTTAGATTCTGTTATTTTGTCAAATTTTTTCTCCATGCCCGTGGTATCCACTTTTAAAACCACTTTTGTGTCATCAATTTCTATATTACTATTTTGACCATTATCTTTTCTACCTTGGCTTTTTAAAAAGCTAGAGGGCTTGTTTTCTTCGTGACTATGATTCATAAATCTACCAATATATAGACCAGCACTAAAAATTAATATGGCTAAAGTTATGATTAGTAATATTTCTAAAGTATTTGACATTATATATCTCCAAAAAAAAATACACCGAAATGGTGCATTTATGTATCAACCAAGTTATGGATTATGGCTAATCTAGCCGTGTATTTTATGGCTACTATCCTTGTCTAAGATGTGTAAAACTGCTGTTTCTTTACCTTCTATGAAGTTTTGCATACTAGTCAAGAGGGTTTCATAAGTAACATAATAAGGAAAACTATTAGGACAGATAGCATTAACTCTTATTTTTCCAGCAAAAGATTTAGCTAGGTCTATAGTCATCCTGTTCATTCCAGACTTACAAGCCCCGTAAGTCGTCTGACTAATATCATAAAAATTAATACCTGCTATACTAGAAATATTTAATATACTTTTATTGGCAGACCAGTTGTTTTTATTTTGCCACGTTTTATATAGATAGCAAGATGATTCGTAAGGAACTACTAATCCTATCTGGATTTCTTGTAAAAAACCATGATCGTAATTTTTAGGATCTATCATATTATATGAATATGCATTATTAATCCAACAGTCTATATCTGGAATGCTATCAATAATTTCATTGTACACAGTAAGACCTTTTTCAATATGGTTGTACTGCAAATTATTTCTCTTATCTTTAGTAGATATGCCATATATATTATAAGTATTCTGATAACAACTTATAAATTGTTGACCTAATCTACCTCCACAACCAGTTATAACTACAGTTTTTTTCATGGACAACCCTTCCCTGCTACTCTACCTTTTTGAGTTCTAACAACATATCCCATCCTGACCATATAAGGCTCTATATTATTTTCAATAGTTTCCATAGCAATACCTGTCATTGAAGATATGCTTTTTATACCCAAAGGATTACCTATGTTGTTTTTCAAAACTTCTAAATACGCATTGTCATTGCAATCAAACCCGTTTTCGTCTATGCCCTGACTATTAAACACATCGTCCATAGTATATTCTTTATCTTCATAAAAAGAAGTATAGTTTCTATACCATTGTAGTCTTGCATTTAAAATTCTAGGAGTACCCTTGCTTCTTCTTGCTATTTGAATCATCTGTTCTGGAGACACATCAACTCCAATCTTATCAGCATTCGATCCTGCTAGTTTAGCTAACTCTTCAGCAGAGTAAAATTTAAGATGTTCTTTAATAACAAACCTATCATAGAACGGCTGACTTAAACTACCACCGCTTGTTGTAGCACCTACCAATGTAAACACAGGAAGATCAATAGTTTCAGGTTGTCCATCAGTAAGAATATCCATACGATAATCTTCCATTACAGGATATAGAAATTCTTCTACTATTTTAGGAAGTCTATGAATTTCATCAATAAACAACACACATCGACCTCCAAGACCCATCAAGTATGGAATAATATGTTTTATGCTTCTAATGTTTGCTGCATTCACAGTATATAAATTTACATCCATCTCTTTAGCTATGGCGCTAGCTATAGTGGTCTTACCAAGGCCGGGAGGCCCATCTATTAAAGTATGACACATAGCTTGCCTAGTTTTTTTACAGCCAGCTACGATGATCCTCAAGCGTTGAACAACGTCCTGCTGACCCACAATGCCGTCGAATGTTGACGGACGAACACAATTAGACATTTTTGCTCCAATTTCTCTATTAATCTTTTTTAATCCAAAAAACAAAATCATTCTTATCTTCATCAAATGCGGACTCAACCAATCCTTTCTTGACTAAGTTTCTGACGATATTAGATATCATTCTTTCGCCCAGCTGTCTTAAAACATTGTCGTAGTCTGATTCTAACATAATTACCTTAACAGTCAATGTTGTTTTATTTCTTTTACGTTTAACGAATGGTTTGAATATAGCTTTTGCTTCTGGCATAGACAAAAGATTGTCCAACTCTGACATTTGATCTTTTGGCATATTCTCTACTAGTTTTAAGAAGTTTGCGTCAGAAGTATCTGAGTATTCTTCTCCCAAGTTGGCATATACTACTTTTCTACTAAAGTTAACCAACTTATCTAAGTTAACTATGTCTAGCCATTCGTCTTGCATTTTTTTTCCTAGTTCAGTATATCGAACATTGATTTATAATATTGTGGTTGTAATAAAAAGTGTTTTGCGTGGGCTGATATATGAGCATTATATTCTTGTTGTATTTTATCAACAACAAAATACTTGGTTTTCCATATTGGTTCTTTAAAGTTATTACTTCCTAAATATATAAAATATTTATCACTTAAAGGCTTGCCATCAGATGGTTTTTTATCACTAGGTTTTCCTTCTTCTGCTTTGTGGTTTCCAAGATACCAAGTATTGTTATGTTCTTGAATATCTTTTATAGCGTCCATTAACCAAGATTCCCAAGCATTCCAGTCAAATTTAAAATTTTTAGGATAACCATACTCATTATACTCATGAGGATAATTTTGAAAGTCATCATCGTCATATTCATAATGTTCTGGGTCTGGATCATACATAACACATGCCTCATACTGTATAGAAACGAATCTGACTATCTTATAATACCCCGTAAAAACATATAATCAACCTTACTTAAAGAGGTGTGGTGGGATCGAACCACCTTAGCCCTAATTGCTCACCTACTATCACAGGAAATCACAGACTATTAAAATTCTTCATCGTCTTCGTCTTCAAACTGATCCCAGTAGTCTTCATCATATTCGTCATAAACTGTTGAGTACTCATCTTCATCAACATAAGAGTCTGCCTCAAACTCAGCCTTATAAAGAGGCTTTGGCAATTCTCCCTGATAAAGACCGACTACTTCATATTTGCAAGTGCGAAGTTTTTCACAGTTGCAATCACTAGGAACGCTGACAACATCTTCAGGATTGATTTTAACAATCACGATGTTATCACCAGCATCCACGCTGCCATAATTTGCAACATAGTTTAATGCCCCAGCATGAAGTCCAGCAGAACATCCTTGGCTTCTGTTGTCATCTACTTTTGCTCGACGCATTTCGCAGACTTGACCAACACTGTTGTCGAATGTTCCTCTCCACTTATCTTTAAAGTCTTTGCTGACTGCCTTATAAGCAAGAAAACATCCGTCTTCAGTAATAGGAAGATTCTCATGCTCCAAGAAATCATACAGTTCTTGCTGACTCTGCATACTTGGATTCTCCATAAGATTTTCTAAGAACTTTACAAGAGGCTGGAAAGGCAAACC